CGCTGACTGGTGGCGGAACGACAGTGGCTGGACGTGAGCTGACAGGGACTGCTAATCAAATTTCCGTGACCAACGGAACTGGCGCTTCTGGCGCGCCTACATTTGCAATTGCTAACAACGCGGTGTTTCCCGGCACCGAGAGCGTACAAGTACCTGCTGGCACAACAGCTCAGCGCCCAGCCGTTCCAGTAAATGGCGATATTCGCTACAACACAGACACATCTCGTTTTGAGATTTATGCTGGTAGCTCTTGGACAACTATTGGTGCAGGTGACGGCACGGTAACCAGCGTTTCTGGCACGGCAGGTCAGATTACTGTTGCTAACGGCACAACAACGCCTCAGATAAGTATTACAACTAACCCTGTGCTTCCCGGTACTGGGAGCGTCACCGTACCAGCAGGAGGAACCGCCGCTAGATCAGCCTCTCCCGTAAATGGCATGATTCGGTACAACACCGACTCTGCATTGTTTGAGGGTTATTTGAACGGTGCTTGGACTTCCTTTGCGTCTGCTGGTGTTGGTGTGTTGTCTATCAATACTGGCACTGGATTGACAGGTGGCCCAATCACCTCAACAGGCACCATATCGCTTGACAACACCGCTGTAACTGCTGGTAGCTACACCGCCGCCAACATCACAGTTAACGCTCAGGGTCAAATTACCGCGGCAAGTAGCACAACAGGATTGGTAAGCTCATTTAGCGCAGGAACCACTGGTCTTACACCTGCATCGGCTACAGGCGGTGCAGTGACCCTTGCTGGTACTTTAAACCCCGCAAACGGTGGTACTGGTGCAAACACTCTAACTGGTTACGTTAAAGGCACTGGCGTAACAGCCATGACCGCCAGCGCAACCGTTCCAACAACTGACTTGAGCGGTACAGTTACAAACGCTCAATTGTCAAACAGCTCGCTGACTGTTGGCACAACAAACATTGCTCTTGGCGCCACATCACTCACTTTGGGTGGTTTGACTTCTGTAGCGGTTACGCAAGACCCAACCACAAACTTTCAAGTTGCAACAAAGCAATACGTTGATGGACTGGTTACGCAAGGCATCTCATACCATGAGCCTGTCTACGTTGAGTCTCCAAACACGGTTGGCAACTTAAACGCAACCTATAACAACGGCTCATCTGGTGTTGGTGCTACTCTGACTAACGCAGGTACGCAGGCGGCATTGACCATAGACGGTGTTCTGACCACCGTTGGTATGCGTGTGTTGATTTACAACCAAACAGCCCAAGCCCAAAACGGCGTGTACACCGTCACAACCGTTGGTACAGTTTCAACAAATTGGGTACTAACTCGCGCAACGGATGCAAACACATACGGTATTCGTGATCCTAATGCTTTAGGTTTCAACGACGCTTTCTTTGTTCAGGCAGGTAGCACTGGGGCTGGTGAAACATACGTCTGCACGACTACAGGTGTGATCACGTTTGGCACAACTGCTATCACGTTTGCTCAGATTTCCTCTGCGCAGGTCTACACAGCAGGTAACGGCTTAACGCTAACAGGAACTGAATTTGCCTTGACAGCACCAGTAACTGCCCCAAACGGTGGGACTGGTCAGACTTCGTACGCTACTGGTGACCTGCTATATGCGTCAAACTCTACGACGCTGTCTAAGCGAGCTATTGGTACTGAGGGCTATGCCTTAAGGGTAGCCAGCGGTGTTCCATCTTGGCAATTGCTTTCTACTGGTTTCCCTGTCTTGTTGCATTCTGGCGCAACAACAGTTGACGTTTCAATTGCAAATGGTTCCTTCCCTGTGCTGTTGCACAATGGAGTCACCAGCGTCAACGTAACTTGCTTCTGAGGATTAAAAAATGGCATCCAAATACTCACTTGTTCTCAGCGGAACATCCGTACAGGAGCTCCAGATTGGAGACACCTTAAACTTATCCCAAGCGGACAGTTTATCGTTGACCACTGGCGTGACGGGCGTCCTCCCAACCGCAAATGGCGGAACCAATTTGTCTTCGTTTACCGCCAACGGGGTCATATACGCTTCGAGTACCAGCGCACTGGCTCAATCGGCAAATCTTTCCTATAATTCGTCAACGAGTGTGTTGACTATTGGGACAGGCACAACTGGCGGCATTTCTGGAGGAACCTTCTAATGGCGGCAACGAATTTCACCCCTATTTCGCTGTATCACAGCACTACAGCGACGACAGTACCGTCTTCTGGCAATTTGATCAGTGGTGAGCTTGCGCTCAACATTGCCAATGCAGACATGAGTATTTACACAAAAAATGCTTCTGGCACTGTTAAGCTTTTGTTTAACAACCCTGCGGCGTTGAAGTATCCAACAACGGACGGTTCAGCAAATCAAGCAATGGTTACAGACGGTGCGGGTAACCTGTCGTTTGGATCAGCAGGTGTTTCAACAGGTAAAGCCATCGCTATGGCGATGATCTTCGGGTTCTAAGGAGTAATAAATGGCAAATCCAAATATTGTTAACGTAACCGCCATTTATGGCAATGCGTCGCAAACATCATTAACTAGCACAAGCGCCACCAGCTTGGTAAGCAATGCCGCATCCAGCGGTAAAGTTTTTAAAATTAACTCAATCACCGTTGCTAACGTAGACGGTACAGCCGCCGCTGACATCACGATTAACGTGTACAGCGCCGCCGCCTTGGGTGGTACGGCTTTTCCAATTGTGTCTACGATCTCAGTCCCTGCTGATGCCACATTGATTGTGACCGACAAGACCACCACGTTTTACTTGTTGGAGAATCAATCCATCGGTGCAACGGCTGGCACGGCTAACGACCTTGTGGTGAATGCAAGCTGGGAAGAGATTAACTCCTAAAGGAGGGCATCATGCCAATGCGTCCTCCTGCTGGGTTTATCTCAGCTTTTTATGATCCGCTTAGAAACCCTAATGCGCCGACCATTGGGACGGCTACAGGTGACGATCAGTCTGCGACTGTTGCTTTTACTGCACCATCTAATGTGGGTGGCTCGGCCATCTCGTCTTACTCAGCCATCTCAACGCCCGGAGCGTTTATAGGTTCTGCGGCATCGTCACCTGTCACAGTGTCTGGGTTAACCAACGGTACGGCCTATACGTTTGCTGTGTGGGCTACTAATAGCTATGGCCCTAGTGCTTATAGCGCGTCAAGTGGAAGCGTAACACCCGCCGTCCCACCTATTGGTTTGTTTGCTGGTGGGTTTAGCGCGTCTAGACAAAATGTTATTCAGAAAATCAACATAGCCACCACAGGTAACTCAACGGACTTTGGTGATTTACCTTCAAACAATGCAGATATTGCGGCTTGCGCATCATCAACACGAGGTATTTTTGCAGGTGGCGATACTGGCCCTTCAGTAGTAAATGTTATTAACTACGTAACGATTGCCTCTGCGGGTAATGCATCCGACTTTGGTGATTTGCTTGGGGCCTACTATGAGTTCTCTGCTTGTAACTCAAGCACCAGAGGTTTGTTTGGGGGCGGCAGTACAGGGTCAATAGAAAACGTAATTCAGTATATTACGATTGCTACAACAGGGAATGCTACTGATTTTGGAGATTTAACAGTTGGCAGGTATAGGCTTGCTGCTTGTTCTTCTCCAACACTAGGTGTTTTTGGTGGCGGAACTACTGGAAGCACATCAAATGTTTTAGATTATGTGACGATAGCTACTACAGGTAACGCTACAGACTTTGGCGATCTTACGCAAGCTAGATATAACCTGATGGCTTGTTCTTCTTCAACCAGAGGCTTATTTGCGGGTGGTGGATTTCCATCATCACCTTTCTACTCAAACGTAATTGATTACATCACATTTGCTTCCGCTGGAAATGCAACAGATTTTGGTGATCTATCAGTTCCAAGAACAGTAGCCGCAAGTTGTTCTTCAGGGACTAGGGGAACGTTTGCTGGCGGTTATGATGGAAGTAGCGCTGTTAACAGTATTGACTACGTCACAATTGCTTCAGCAGGTAATGCTTCAGATTTCGGGGATCTTTTATCTATCACACAACAATTTGCTGGCTGTTCAAGCGCTAACGGAGGGCTTTCATAATGCCAAGTTATTCAGGTGTCTGGACGCTCACTGCGCAGTATCAAGCCGTTGGTGCGGGGAATTGGCCTTTGCCACCATTAGTTGGAGACATTGGGTTGATTGCTGGCGGAAGTCAAAACGCAATTAACTACATTACGATAACTGCAACAGGCAACTCTACAGATTTTGGTGATTTAATAGCCGTTACAGGTGTGTTAGCGGGGTGCGCTTCTTCCACAAGAGGGGTGTTTGGTGGTGGTGATGCTTCACCAACAACGAACGTAATTCAATATGTCACCATTGCTAGTGTCGGTAATACTACAGATTTCGGCGATTTGACGGTCGCTAAAGACTATCTTGCTGGGTGTTCAAATAGTACGCGAGGTTTATTTGGTGGTGGCAACCTTACCACTAATATTATTTCTTACGTTACCATCGCCACTACGGGCAATGCAACATCATTTGGTGATTTGACATTAGCAAGATATTCTATTGGCGGTCTTGCTTCAAGTACACGCGGTGTGTTTTTTGGCGGGGACAACGGAGCTGGCGAACGTAATGTTATTGATTACGTAACGATTGCTTCAACTGGCAATGCCACAGACTTTGGCGATTTACTAACAGTTGAAGAACGAGTTCAGGGTTGCGCAAGTTCAACCAGAGGGGTAATGGCGGGGGGTCAATCCCCAACAAGTAATGTAATTCAATACATAACTATCGCCTCTACGGGTAACACTACGGACTTTGGTGATTTAACTGTGGCAAGAAATTATACGCCCGGGGCTTCAAATGCAACACGTGGAGTTTTTTGTGGTGGCAATGATGGCGGTAGTGGGGTAAATGTTATGGACTACATTACTATTGCTTCAACTGGAAACGCTACGGACTTTGGTGATTTGCTAAATACAAATTTTACTACCCCAGCCGCCTGTTCAAACGCCCACGGAGGTCTATAAAAATGGCAATCTCTTCATGGAACGCGGGCATCATCAGACCCGTACCCGTAGCTCCTGCTGGGCCGTATCAAGACGGAGCGGCTCCCGGTGTGTGGACGCTGGCTCAAGTAGCCTTTTGGCGACAGCAAGGTTTGTGGCCCACTGCTGGTAATCTTGCACCGATTGGTTTGTTTGGTGGTGGATCCAATAGCGCGGGAACAGAACAAAACGTCATTGATAAGATCAATATTGCATCTGTAGGAAACGCTGTTGATTTTGGCGATTTACAACAAGTAAGGTATCAACTAGCAGGATGCGCTTCATCTGTCAGAGGTATATTTGGCGGGGGGTTAACTAGTTCTGCATTTAATGTAATCGAGTACGTTACTTTTGCTTCTGCTAGCAACGCTATAGATTTTGGCGATTTAACGCAACCACAGGAATCACTTGCAGGACTTTCTAACAACGTTAGGGGGGTGTTTGGTTCTGGTAATACAACCGGTGGTACAAAAACAAATGTAATTTCTTACATAACCATTGCATCAACTGGTAACGCTATTGATTTTGGCGATGTGACTGTTGCCAGAAGCACGTTAGCTGGCCTTGCTTCTTCTACAAGAGGCGTGTTTGGCGGTGGATACACCGGCAGTGTTAATTCAAATGTAATTGACTACATTACTATTGCATCTGCGGGGGATGCCACAGACTTTGGTGATTTAAGCACTCCTAGATATTTTATAGCTGGATGCGCCTCTGCCACTAGGGGTGTTTTTGGTGGCGGTATTAACCTTAGTTCTAATAACAGCTTGGTTATGGACTACATCACAATTGCAACCACAGGTAATGCTACAAGTTTTGGAGATTTACTTGTTGCTACTTCTCAGATGGCGGGTGCGGCTTCAGATACTAGGGGTGTTTTTGGGGGCGGCACTTCTTCGGGAGTGCCAGCCTCTAATGTAATTTCCTACATAACCATTGCTTCCACAGGTAATGCAACCGATTTTGGTGACTTGACCGTGGCGCGGATTTACGCGGGTGCTTGCTCATCAGGAGCCGCCGCTGTCCAGCCCACACCAACAAGTGCGGCTATGGCGTTTTTTGGTGGCGGTAGTGGCCCATCTAGCCTTATTCAGTACGTCAATATTGCCACAACTGGAAATGCTTTCCTGTGGGGGGATTTAACTTCAGCTAGAGCGACACCAAGAGGCTGTGCGTCTTCTACTCGTGGGTTGTTTGGTGGTGGTTCAGGCCCGGGTTTTGGGGTAATTTCAAATGTTATTGACTACGTTACATTTGCAACATTTGGAAACGCAATTGATTTTGGAGATTTATTGGTTGCTGTAGAGCACTCATCAGCTTGCTCCTCATCCACTAGAGGCGTGTGGGGTGGCGGTACTGGAGCGGGATATTCCAACGTCATTCAATACGTGACTATTGCAACGACTGGCGATGCGCTAGATTACGGCGACTTAACAGCGGCTAAAGGCTACCTTGCCGCCTGCGCTTCACCAACAGTTGGTTTATTTGGTGCTGGTTTTTCTGGAACTAGAACTAACGTTATTGAGTCAATCACTATTGCCACTACTGGTAACGCCGTAGACTTTGGTGACTTAACAGCCGCGCTTGATAGCCTTGCTTCTTGCTCTTCCAGTACAAGAGGTTTGTGGGCTGGCGGGTACAACGGAAGCTCTAATACCAGCGCCATTGAATATGTAACGATTGCCTCATCGGGCAACGCTACAGATTTTGGTGATTTAAATTTCTCTAAGAGCGGTTTAGGAGGCGCTTCTTCAACGGTACGTGGTATTTTTGGCGGCGGCGGGTCCTCCAACGTAATTGAATTTGTGACAATTGCATCAACAGGGAACGCTACAGATTTTGGCGATCTAGTTCAAAATACTGAAAGCATGGGAACTTGTTCCAACGCCCACGGTGGTTTATGATGTAACTCCCAGTTACAACCAAGGACAAAAATTGAACGACCTAATCATCAGCAACATCAACACGGCTTTAACCACTGTAAAGCCTGAGTACAACGTCATGTTGAGCAACATTGACGCTAAGATGCCAGCGGTGGTGCGTGACACCAGCAACTTCCACAAGAGCCATTCGCAGTTCATGCAAGTGACCTTGGACGTTACTGCCATCACCCCAATTCGTAGCATCAAACACACACTTGCTGAAATTGATCGTACACGCGCCGCCCTTCAAGAAGCCTACATCAACATGCGTAAGAAGCAGGTTGAGATGAAAAGGAAACAGGCTCAACTAGATGCCTGCACTGACGCGCTTGATCGTGAGTTGTTTGAGATTGAGATTCTTGAACTAGGTTCACACCTTGATGGCACACAGAACGCAGTCAATGGCGCTATCCGCAAGATGAACTTCATGGTCAACCAACACGCCCAGTTGCTAGAAGCTGTTGGCAAGAACGAGATCACCGAAGAAGACTACGAGAAGGAAGAGTCTCGCTATCACATCATGACCTGTATGAAGCAAGCCCTGAATGCGGCACGTTCACGCAACGGCATGATTGACGAAGGCAACCTGATCTATTTGTTTGACTTGGGTATCAACGCCGCTCAAGCGCAAGCTGAAGTGTTTGCCTACTTGAACATGGAGAACCAGCTTATCTCCAACGGCAACGCCCCTACGCACGAGATGACCATGCGCTGGCTTGAGGCTTGTGCTGACAAGTGGGAGAAAGACCCAGAGACCTTTGCCGCACGTCGTGGCTTCTCTGTGTTTGATCCTACGTCCCTGACCAACACACCGCAGTTGGAAAACAAATAATGCACCTAGTCGTCGGCACACCATGTTATGGGGGGATGATGTGTACTGAGTACACGGAGTCCCTGCTGGCGCTTAAGGAAGCCTGCTTGGTGAACAACATCAAGTTAACCTGCGTCTTCCTTGGGAACGAGAGTCTGGTGCAACGCGGTAGAAACACCATCGCGCACCACTTCATGCGGATGCAAGATGCAACTCACCTGATCTTTATTGACGCTGACCAGAAGTTTGTGGCAAACGACATTGCCCGAATGATTAAGGCTGACAAAGGTATTGTGGGCGGCCCAGTCCCCATGAAGGGGATCAACTGGGACAAGGTACGTCAGGGTGCTGTTCTGAATCATCCTAACTTGTCCGTCCTTACGGGCATTTTTAATTTAAACAAGCTGGACGGTCACGAGATGATTAGTCCAGACTTGCCGTTTCAGGTAAAACATATTGGCACAGGATTTATGTTGATCCGCCGCGATGTTTTTGAGAAACTACAGCCTCATGTGGGCTGGTATGACAACGGGGGTGTGACCATCCCCAAGGGTGAGAAGGTGTACGACTACTTCAAGGTACAGAACTACGACCACGAACTTCTGTCTGAGGACTACAACTTCTGCCACTTGTACCGTGAGCATGGTGGAACCGTCTGGGCCGCGCCTTGGTGCGAACTCGGACATTTTGGCGCATATCTTTTTAGCGGGCAATACGCCCAAGGAGCATAAAAATGGCACATCGCATGATGAAGTATCGTTTAGCCGCTGACGGCACAGTCCCCACATTCCTCTGCCTACACGCTGAAGGCGTTGGTGGTGTGTATGTGGTTGCCGACCCTAGTACCCCTAGCCCCCGTGACATGGTCATGGTTGGCATCTCTGAAACCAATGACATCGGTGACGCTGAAGCTTTTGCAACCAAAGCTGACTTGTTGGCGTATTTGACAACAGTGGGCGCAAGCTGGACACAGCCTGACCCAGCACAGCCAAACAATCTAGAAGCTACTATCCCTTTTAATCCATCTGCCGCCGCTGACTGGGCATGGGGTCGTTTGGATGCACTGAACGCTTAATTGTGGACTCGGTAGAAACAAAACTTGCCGTGCATGAAGCCATCTGCTCAGAGCGCTATAACAGCATAGATCGCTCTTTGCGTGATGGGGACAAGCGCATGACCAAGATTGAGTACTTGCTGTATGCGGTGATGGTGTGTGTGCTGTTCGGGCCGGGCGTCGCTGGAGAGCTCGTCAAAAAGATCTTGGGGCTATAGCATGTGGGATTGGGTCGAAGCGTTTATCGTTGCGGCCTTTTTAGTTATCTTCATTATTTGGGGTACGTTCACCCTTGTATGGATTTGGGGTTAACCCATGAGTGATGAAAAACTAAACGCCAATTCAACGCTTGATAAAGTGTTGGGCTACGTAGATAGTCCATTTAAGCTATTTGCAATCCTTGTCATGGGGGTTATGGCTTTTGTTGGGTATATGTTTTGGCAAAACCAATCGTTCCTAATCTCTGCGTACCAAGAGCAAAAGCGGATGCCAAGCATCAACGAGGAAAGAGCAGACGATGCGGCTTCTGTACTGTTTAAACAAACAGACGCTAAGTTTGTGGCTATTTTCAAAGTCAACCCAATATTGGGCACTCGGATTCTGTACAGGCTGTATACAAAAGATGGGCGCAGTAAGGAGTTAGAAGGCTTGGACGTTGGTCTGTTTACCGCCAACCACGCAAACAACAATGATGTTGTAAAACTAATGGCGGGGGATGTTCCTTGCAGTCAGTACCTACGCCCACAAAGTGAATTGGGCATTTGGTACATAGCGCAAGGAGTTGGTTATACCTGCCGAATATCTGTGCCCCCAGATCGTAGTCGGTTCATAGGGCAGATTACGGCAGGATGGTCTAGTCAACCTGACAACTTAGAACACATCATTTCAATGATGGAGATTTCAGCAACCATGCTAACTAAACGAGGTAACTAATGGCTCAGTTTGAACCAGCTTTTGAGCAAATGATTAGGGACGAGGGTGGCTACGTCCTCCATGAAGTCGCTGGCGACACTGGCGGGATGACCTACGCAGGCATCGCTCGTAACAAAAACCCACAGTGGAATGGCTGGGCGCTTGTGGACAAAAAAGAGTTTGGCGGGTCTCTTACGCCCATGGTGCGCGAGTTTTACCGCGTTGAATTCTGGGACAAGATGCGTGGCAACGAGATCGCCAACCAAGAGGTAGCCAACAGCATCTTTAACTTTGGGGTAAATGCTGGCATGGGCATGGCTGTAAAGCTTGCCCAATTGGTTGTTGGGGCTACGCCTGACGGCGGAATAGGCGCCAAAACCATCGAAAAGCTCAACCAAATCACGGACGGCCAGCGGTTCAAAGAGTCCTATGCTTTGGCAAAAATTGCCCGTTACGTTGAGATATGCAACAAGAACCCCGTGCAGGTTAAGTTCCTCAAGGGTTGGATTAACCGCACACTGAAAGGTCTAGCATGAGCTTGCTTGCCGTTGGATCAATCATAGAAGCCGTGGGTAAGGTTGCAGGCGACCTGATCACCACTGACAAAGAGAAGATGGAGATGGAGATTGAGCAACGTAAGCTTGATCTTGAAGAGAAGCGCATCGACCAAGCAACCGATCTAGCCCAGATTGAGGTCAACAAGATCGAAGCGGCGTCCTCTAGCGTGTTTGTCAGCGGCTGGCGTCCTGCCATCGGCTGGATCGGTGTAGCGGCTATGGCGTACCAGTTCTTGGCTTATCCGCTGTTTCAATGGGCTTGGAAGTACTTGCAGGCTATGGGCTGGGTTCCAGTAGGCATGGATCCCCCTCCAGTGCTTGAGGCTGACCAGCTTTGGGTCATCCTGTCAGGCATCTTGGGAATCGCTGGTATGCGATCTTTTGAGAAGACTAAGGGTGTGGCAAGCAAGTAACCTTGTCACAAGTTAAAAGGCATACTAAAATGTCCCAACGAATCTACGAGGTGAACGCATGACGACCGCAAGTGTTATGACCTATGACAGTTTGGTCGAAAACATCCAGTCCTATCTGGAGCGTAACGACACTTCCACGCTGGACAAGATCCCTTTGTTTATCATGCTGGCTGAGCAGGTTATAGCCTCTCAGATCAAGTTTTTGGGTAACCTGACCGTCAACACCAGCACTATGACTGCTGGCGCTAACGTGATTGATAAGCCTGCTCGTTGGCACAAGACTGTCTCCATGAACATTACAGTAGCTGGTGAGCGCCAGCCTGTGTTCAATCGTAGGTATGAGTACCTGCGGGAGTACTGGCCTGACCCCGCGCAAACGGAAGTCCCAAAGTACTACTGCGACTACGACTACACCCATTGGATGGTAGCCCCTACTCCTGCCGCGGCTTATGATTTTGAGGTGCTGTACTACGAACGTGTCCAACCTTTGGACAGCTCCAACCAAACCAATTGGTTCACCATCTACGCCCCTCAAGCCCTGCTTTACGGATCTTTACTGCAAGCTATGCCGTTCTTAAAGAACGATGATCGCGTTCCTCTGTGGCAAGGTCAGTACAAGCTGATCATGGACATCTTGACGGCTGAGGACAAGTTGCGTATTGCTGATCGTCAAGCGGTCGCCAACGACAGTTAAGGACTAACATGAGCTACAACTCACCATTCACAGGCAACGTCATTCAACCGACTGACGTTTCTTTTCGTGCCGTTACGCTGAGCGCTAACACCCAGTTGGAGTGGCCCATCAACGGGAATGCCACAGACGACTTTGCCGCTCGCATCATGCAGGTCACAGCTACAACTGCTGGTCTTAGCCTGTATATGCCACCTGCTAACCAAAGCTCTGTAGGTAATGACGCGCTGATCCGAAACGTCGGAGCTAACACCTTCACGGTTAAAGACTACGCCGGCGCTAATACGATCATCTCTGTTGCCGCCGGCGAATCCAAGTACGTCTACATCACAGCCAACCCTACAGTCACAGGCACATGGGGCAACATCGCTTTTGGCACGGGAACATCCTCTGCTGATGCCGCTACCTTGGCTGGCTATGGTTTGGTTGCCAGCGGCTCAACGCTGAACCAGAGCCACCCTGCTTTGACATTGGTTAACGCTGGGACTTTTGGCGTAACCAATAGAGCACAAACTTCGGTGTGGGACGGTGGAGCTGGTACTTACACGCTACCTTCAGCCACTACGCTTGGAAACAACTGGTTTACCTTGTTTAAGAACAGCGGAACTGGCTCAATGGTGATCTCCGCCGCTGACAACATTGACGGACAGTCTACAAAGACGTTTGCGCCTAACGAGTCTGCTTTCATTGTCAGCACTGGTACAACCTACTTGACCGTTGGCTATGGTGTTAGTAACCAGTTTTTTTACACGTCTTTGGTTAAGGCGGTAGTTACAGGGTCGTACACTTTAACTTCAAGTGAAGCTACAAACACCATTCAGACCTACACAGGAACATTAACTGGTAACGTCACAGTGGTTTACCCACCAGTGGTGAACTTGTACGTGATCAAGAACTCCACAACGGCTGGTGGTTTTACATTGACTGTTGGAACTGGATCTGGCACGTCGGTGGTCATTCCTTCTGGTCAACAGGTTACTTTGGCTTGCGACGGTACTAACTTCTTTAACGCCAACACTACTCAAGCTGGCGCAGTGACCACATTGAGTTTGGCTGATGGCACCGTAGGCTCACCGTCCTTAAACTTTGGTAACGAGACAAACACGGGTGTTTATCGTGCAAGCGCTGGTCAATTTAACACTGCTATTTTGGGCGTTTTGAGATCTACGTTGTCGGCAACAGGATTGACGATTGCTGGGTCTGTAGCAGGAACAACTGGAGTGTTTTCTGGAGCTGTTTCTGGAACAACTGGAACATTTACCAGTGGCGTTTCTGGAGGCACGTTCTAATGACCAAAAAGGTCTTTGCGCTGGACACGAAGCCGGGCATCCAGCGCGATGGAACGGTCTTTGACAAAGAGTTTTACAACGACGGACGTTGGGTAAGGTTCCAGCGCGGACGCCCTCGTAAGGTTGGTGGCTACACGCAGATCACCGCAGGGATTTCAGGCCCATCCCGTGGCATTTACGTTAACCCACAGCAGAGCTTTAACAACGTCTTTAATGGGCACTCTAAGGGTTTGCAGGTTGTTCCTATTGACAACAACGGTGTAGGAGCAGGCATCACGGATCTGACGCTGTCTAACTTTACGGCATCGGACAACAATCTGTGGCAATTTGATACGTTCTATGACGTGAGTGGATCTGGAGATAATTTGCTGTTGGCGCACCCCGGTCAATCCCTCAGCCTTATTGACAACAACGTCAACACCCCTGTTTTGGGTGGCAACATCACTGGCACAAGTTTGTCAGCTATTGGCGTGTTCTCTGAGTCTGTGTACTTGAACAGCACCACGACCATGTATCTGTCAACCCAAAGCCTTCAGGTTGGTGCAGGTCAATCCATCTCTGGGACTGGTATTCCTTCTGGTACTACGGTTGTTTCTACCAATCTTGCTGTACCTGTTTTAAACGCTGTAGCCGTGACTGGAACTGCTGGTCAGTGCTCTTGTACATCAACAACAGGTCTCTACATTGGTCAAACAGTAGCTGTTTCTGGGACTTTAACAGGTACAGCCACAGGTATTACCTCTGGCGTGACGTACTTCATCATTGCCACCAACTACGCTACAACTTTTACTTTGTCCGCCTCCTCTGGTGGCGCGGCAATTGTCACCACCGCTGGCACAACAACTGGCTTGGTGTTTACGCTCAGTCAGATCCAAAACGTGGTGATCTCAGCCGCGGCAACAGCTTCTGGCGCCTCTACAATCACCTTTGACAACAATGTTTCCGTCTCTGGTGGTGTTGTTTCCCTTCACCCTTACGTGTTTGTTTATGGGAATAACGGGCTAATTAGAAACTGTTCGGCAGGCAACATAAATGATTGGGTCTCTGCGGACGCCAATGAGGTCTCTGTAGCAACTGGAAAGATTGTCCAAGGGCTACCCGTCCGAGGCGGCTCAAACGCGCCTTCTGGGCTGTTTTGGAGCCTTGACAGCCTTATCCGCGTGTCTTACATCGGTGGTGCTGGTACACCCCCACAGTTTTGGCGCTATGACTTAATCTCTTCCCAATCGTCGATCTTGTCTTCTCAGTCAGTGATTGAGTACGACGGTATCTATTATTGGTGCGGTGTTGACAGGTTCTTGCTTTACAACGGTGTTGTGAAAGAGATTACTAACACCATGAACCAGAACTACTTTTTTGATAACCTGAACTACGCCCAGCGCGAGAAGGTTTGGGTGTCAAAGGTTCCTCGTTTTGGTGAGATTTGGTGGTTCTACCCTCGTGGGAATGCTACTGAATGCACAGATGCTATCATCTACAACATTCGCGAAAACACTTGGTACGACGCTGGTGAGGCTCTTGGCGCTCGTCGTTCTGCTGGTTACTTCTCTCAGGTCTTTACTCGCCCAACTTGGGCTTCATGGGAGACTAACGAAGTAGGTGGCGTGAACGCACTCACGTTAACTGCTGGTGGAACTTTGTACACCAACGGAACCTATACCAACCAAGCTTTAACAGGCGGAAGCGGTACAGGCGCCACGGCTACGATTGTGGTGGCTGGTGGTATCGTTACCTCCGTGACGATCTACAGCAAGGGCAAGAACTACGTTGTTGGCGACGCTCTTTCAGCCTCGCTCCCAGTAGGTTCTGGGCTGATTATCACGGTCAATCAGGTGGTTGACTTTGTGTCCTTGTGGCAACATGAGATTGGGACTAACGCGGTACAGAACACGACCGTGTTGGCAATTGAGTCGTTCTTTGAGACCAATGACTTAGGCTTTGTCTCAGGTGGCCCCTCCCAGCCTAGCCCTGTGGGTGAGAACAAATGGTTACGCTTAGAGCGTGTTGAGCCTGACTTTGTGCAAAGTGAAGACATGGAGCTGTACGTGACTGGACGATCATTTGCCCAGTCCGAAGATACAACGTCTTCTGCATACACCTTTGGCCCAAACACGGGCAAGGTTGACATGCGTGAACAACGACGTGAGCTTCGTTTAAAGTTTGTCTCTAACGTGGCAGGTGGTAACTACCAAGTTGGTAAGATCATCTTAGACGCTGATTTAGGCGACGTGAGACCGTAATGGCAACCATACTTAACACCAATTTAGCCTATGACCCAAGGTATCACACCTTTGAGTCGTGGGCGTCGCTTATGTGTGAGCAGTACGCCGCACAGCAGTTGGCTATTCCAGACGCGAACACGGATTGGAAAGAGTGGGCGTCAGGGCTAAAAGCAATTGATGTGTTTACAAACGAGGGCATCCCCGGCCCCTTCATCTACGACGATTGGCAAGAATGGGCTGAAGCTCTTGTCAACTCTGTTAACCCAGCGGTGAATTGATATGGCAATTGATTATTTTGCGCAACAATTTGGAAGAGATGAGGATACAGCTCCAAGGGTAATGAGCGATGAAGAGCTGTTTCAGCAAACTGGTAGTTGGGAAGCGGCGGCGGCATTGCGGGACGAGCAAAACAATGCATTAAACCAGTACAACTGGTCACAACCAGCGGCGGGTGGGCTTAACCTAGCAAATGAAGCTGGCGCGGCTGTCACCGTTGCCGCTCCTACTACTGTTGCAAGCGCTCCTAGTTATGAAAGTGTGTATGACGTTTTTGGGGGCAAAGACGCCACTAACGACCTAATCACGCAATTTAGATCTATGGGATTAGATGACAATGCGATTGCGTCTGTCTTTGCCCCATACCAACCAGCCACTAAAGTAGCAACAGATGGGGCATTAACACAAGTTGCGAACAATACAGCCACAAATACGGCGGCTACAAATAACACAGCCAACACAGGCGCACTAGCAACAGCCGCTAATACAACAACCGCCAATACGGCAACAGACACATCAGCCTCAACAGGCGCCCTTACTCAAGCCGTTACTGGATCAACAACTGGCGCCGCTGTATCTGATGCTGATGCAGATCGATTGGTTCGTGAGGCTTATGCAAGCATTGGTCGTACAGGCATTGGATCTAACGCTAATGAAATCGATCCAGATGGATTTAACAATTGGGTTGCCGCAGTAAAGAATGGAACTGTTAAAGCGTCGGATCTTCAAACCACATTTAAGGGCGCTGTTGCAGACTATATTGCTCAGAATCCTGATGACAAATACACCAAGTACGTAACTGATTACCAAGCTAAACAAGCTGGCACAACTAAAGCCTCTGACACAACCACAAAAGCCGCAGATACAACCGTAACAAACGGGTACTTAAAAGCTAACCCAGACGTTGCCGCCGCTTATTTGGCAAACAACGGTGGCATGACACAAGATCAGTATGCTCAATCTCACTTTACAAACAGTGGTGCTGATGAAGGGCGCAAGTCTCCGTTCCAAGAAAGCGATTCGCTTAAAAACGCAATTGATTTAAAAAATGGTTTGTTTTTAACGTCAGATGGAAGAGCTTTTTATGCGGATGGCAGAGAAGAAACAAACTGGAATGCATTAGACAAATCCGTTGTCGGAAATGCAAACTTAGTCAAATTAACCAAACAGATTCTTGACCAAGGAACTACAGCACATTGGTCTGGTCAGGGTTGGGGTTCTCCAGAAGCAAATGCCGCATCTATAGCGTCTGCTCTTCTTAAAGTTGGAATTGACAACATTTATGATCTTGGCAAAGTTCCTGTTTACGCAGACGTACAAGAAATTGGCAAGACATACAACGGACAACAAGTTATTACCACAACTGATGAAGAAGGTAAAACTGTTAGCTATATTCGCCAACCAACAGGAGAATATCAATACGATTGGGAAACTGGACAAAATTACCCCTTAACAAAGTTTGTGCCAGTTCCTGCTGACGCAAAACTTGAGTCTATTTATGGTCAATACACTGATTACGGTGGTGAATATGGCGGTTCTTACACGGCAATTGACCCGTCAAAGCTTAAAACAGTAGATGGTAAGTTAGTAGTAGACACAGGGCAAACAACATTTGGTAACACAAAAACTGGCGAAGCAATTGCACGTAATTTTGCCGCCCAACAAGGCGACGACATTCTGAGTGGAACAACCGCTGGAAGTGGTAATACTGCATTCCGCGTAGACTTTTCACAGGGCGCACCTGTTTTTTACACGACATACGCTTCTTCCAACACGTTGGTAAACATGTTTGCCGACAACCCATTGCTTGGCAAGATTGCTACTGCCGCGGCGGCGTACTTTGGAGGCCCCGCAGGCGTAGCCGCACTACAAGGCGCCATGGGTAAGAGCATTGAAGACATTGCCAAGGGCGCCTTGCTTACATACATTGGTGGACAGATTGCTGGGAACATATCTGGTTCAACAGACCTTATAAATTCTGTTGGTGCTGATGCCGCAAACGTGATTGGAAAGAGCGTAGGAAAATTTGTATCTAGCGAAGGCAAGGCTGACATCATCACATCATTGGCTGGCGGTGCTGTTGACGTAGGTGTGGGGCAAATTACAGATAACATTGCTGGCTTTAAAGATTTATCGCAAGGGCAACAAGATTTCACAAGAAGTGTAATTTCAACCACCATCAAAAACGGTGGTGACTTATCTTTGGGTGACTTGGTTGATGCCGCCTTTACTGCTGGAACAGCCGCAACCAAAGCTTCTGCGACAGGAAGTGTTGCTACAGCCATTGAAGCCAACAAAACAATCAATGACGCTGTAAATGCTGAGATTGATAAGCAATTAACATTTGACGCCTCTAAATCAACAGACATCAATGCGGCATCACAAGCGGCTGATGCGGCTGGTTACAACAAGTTCACGTTTGATGGCAAGACCTACACGCTTGACAACAACAACGCCGCTAACACAATTACCCAGTTAGAAGCTGACGCGCTCAAGACAAACACAGCCGCCAACCTTAAGGGCGGTGAATTTGAGGGTGTAGATGCGCAAGTAGCCGCTAACGCCGCCAAGAACAACACGGTTATTGGTAACACGGAAGCTGACACGTTGGAAGAAGCCGCGGCTCTGGCTAAGTCTCGTAACCCAACAGGCACGACGTTTACCTATGGCGGCAGTACATACACCATGGGTGGCTCTTCAGCGGCTGTAGACAGGGCGTTAAACGAAGCTAAAACAGAAGAGCTGAAGAACAACATTGCTAATGCCCCAACAAGAGCCGAGGCATTCAAGTTGGCTCGTGAGGGTGGTCTTGGCGCTAAAGATGTATTCACATGGCAAGGCAAGAGCTATAGCGCAGGAACGGCTGAAGAGCGCCCTGATCTTGTTGATGCTATTAGTGCAAAAAACCTCTCAACAGTAACAGATGCATCTAAGACTGTTGCCGCTCAAAGCGATACAGCCGCACGAGCTACTGCCGCAGAAGATCTTACCAAACTACAAAACGCCGCCACAAAGAAAATTGAATCAACAGGTTTCTTTAGCAACCTTGCCAACACTATTCAAAATCAAATGAAGTTGAGCAGTGAGGCGGCAAACGACTACTTGAAGAACAACCCTGATAGCCCAATCACAAATAGTGTGAGCACGGCATACGAAGCCGCAGGTAACTTGGAAAAGAATGTTGCAGGTGGCTTAGCTTTATTGACAAACAACAAGCCCCTTGCAGATGCTTTTGTAAAGAGTGGCGATAACCTGACTAAGGTTGGTCAAAGTATTGGCAATGGTGTTGTGGATACTAAGAACTGGAATGACACCATGTCATTGGTTCAGGGAGCGCAAGGATGGGAAAAGCTTGGTGTTATTGCTGGCCGCATCATGGATGGCACAAGCGGTTTGGGTCGCCAAGTAGAGGTTGAGTTGCGCCAGGAGTTGCCTGGTCTTTTTCTCGGAGGAGGTAGCGTCAGAGGTATCTTGGTCGCAACTGGAGCGATGGACACCGCTGAGACCGCTGGTAATGCCGCCTTGGATACCTATGATGAGTCTATCAAAAAGGGCAAAACCCACGCTGACGCTCTAACAGATGCTAGAAAAGCAGGCGCCGCCGCTGGTATGGCAGAAGCCGCCGTTCAGTTGACATTAGGCAAGGTTGCAGATGTCGTTGTTGGCAAGATTGGCAACATAGGCGCTAAGGCTGGAACTAAGATTGTTGGCGAGGGCGTTGTTGAAGGCGGTCAAGAAGGCGGATCATCTCTTGCTGTCAATGCTATTTTGGGTCAAGAATTGGATGCCAATAAAGCGCTGACTCAAACTGTTCTTGGTGGAGTTGTTGGTAAGGGTACTGCTGTTGCAACGTCTCCAACCGATATTGCCACGACAACAACCATTAACAACAACATTTCAGCCGCCGTCACTTCTGGTAACGCGGCAAGCGTAAACACAGCAATTACAAACTCTGTTCAGACTTCTTTGTCTAGTGGCTCAAGCGTTGAGATTGCAGTTGGAACATCTGTTAACTCAGCCATCACCAATGGTGCTGATGCTAGTGCATCTATCACAAGTGCCGTATCTTCTGCTGTTGAGAGTGGTGCTAATGTAAACCAAACAGTTACGGCATCTATTGACTCAGCAATTACCGCTGGTGCAAATACAACGACGGCCATCAATTCAACTGTTACCTCTGCAATCACAAGCGGTGCAAACCTGTCTCAGACTGTTTCTGGCTCTATCACGGCCGCCACAAGTGCTGGCGTGAGTGTCAATACAGCGGTCACCAATACAGTTAATTCTGCCGTTACTGCTAGTATTTCAAAGGGTGCTGATGTTGCAACATCCGTCAACTCAGCCGTGACAAGCGCGATCACATCTGCCGCTACTAGCAATGCAAACACAACGACAGCGGTTAGCTCTTCTGTTAGCTCTGCCATTACTGCCGCGGCATCAAGCAATGCCAATGTCACAACTGCTGTTGATTCAGCCGTGACATCTGCCATCACAACTGCTATTTCAAGCAATGTCAACGCTAACACCGCTATTACAACTGCCGTGGACTCTGCTGTAACGACTGCATTGAATAGCAATGTAAATGCTACAACGGCAATTACAACCTCTGTGACCGCGGCTATCAATGCCTCTGTAAATGCAAACGTAAATGCTAATGCCAATGCTAATGCAAATGTAAACGCCAATGCCAACATCAATTCAACGGTAAATGCGGCCGTAGCCGCTGCCGTGAATGCTGGCGTCGACACTAATACTGCTGTCAATGCAGCAGTAAATGCTGCGGTCAATGCAAACATCAATACAAACATCAATATCAACATTGACAATCTTAAAAAGTCAGCAACTGATGCGGCAACATCAGCCACAGAAAACTCTGGCTTAATTAGCTCAATCAATGACTTGCTTTCTGGTTCGCCAACCGCTACACCAACAACAACGCCTAAAACGCCTACTAAAACAACCGCTAAAAAAGCGGCGGGTTTAACATCAGGTTTGATAGCTGGAGCCGCTATGGCTGGTGATTTAGACCGCCTTCCACCCCAGATGCTCAAGGCGTACATGACTCAGGATAAGTTCGTGGATCCGCTTGCCAAACTACAGGCTTTGCAAGAAGGCATGAATACTGAGAAAATGCCATCATTACCTCAAGTTAATACACAGGAACCAGATATGCCAGATCAAGGCACATGGAAATACGGCACAGCCCCTGATGACCTAGACTCGTTGTTTGGCGAAAAAGCCGAAGAGGGAGAAGAAACCGCTTTCAAAGCTGGTGGCTACGTCGCCCCCCTTCAGATGGCTTCTGGTGGTATGCCCCTACCCCTACTGGTCAAGTCTGGTGGCGCTCTAGGAGCTCTACCCCGAGGTGACGGTCGATTGGACTTCCGCCATGGCGCTCATGTTGCTGGTGAGGGTGATGGTCAGTCCGATGACATCAAAGCCATGTTGGCTGATGGTGAGTTTGTGTTCCCTGCGGATGTAGTTTCTGCTTTAGGAAATGGCTCAACCAAGGCAGGTTCAGATAAACTATACGAAATGATGCACTCAATTCGCGCTAGAGCACGGTCTAAGAAGCCAAAAGACTTACCGCCACCCGCGTTGAAATCACCACTTGACTACCTAAAGAAGGTAAGGAGCTAAAAAATGGGACTATTCCAAGGTGAAGCACCACCAAATGTACAGACGACCAGAGAGACGGCGGCTGTTGCTCCTCAATACCTAACGGACTACCTGACGCAACTTGCAACGCAAGGTCAGCAGACTTTGGGCGTCAAAGATCCTGTTACTGGTGTTTACACGCCACCTACACAAGCACAGCTTACAACCGCTGGAACGCCCTATGTTGCGCCCTTAACCACGCTACAAAAGAGTGCGGCTACCAATGCTCCTACCGACCTGTATCGCTACCAAGATCCAATGGATTTAGCATACTCAACAGGCCAGGAAGCTACAGGCATCAGCCCAACTGACATCTCTAAGTTCTACAACCCCTATGAGAATGCGGTTGTGGGTGGCATGGCCGCACAAAGCGCTTCCAATGTCCAACGTAACCTTTTGCCTCAGCTTAAGGGTGGCTTTGTAGGTACAGGCGGTTTAGGTGGCACTCGATATGCCAATGCTCTTGGCCAGACTATGGGTGATGTGAACACAACTCTTCTACAAGAGCAGAACAAGGCTCGTTCGGCTGGTTATCAGTCAGCCCTAGATGCCGCCTTGCGTGAGATGAGCGGTCAGACACAAGCAGGTCAAATGCTAGGCTCTTTAGGCGCTCAGGAACAGCAAGCCGCAACGACTGGTCTTAAGACTCAGGCGGACATCGGTGCTATTGAGCAGGCTCAGAACCAAGCCATCATCAACGCGCCAACCACAATGGCAAGCAACGTGGCTCAGATCCTACGTGGTTATACGTACCCAACAGTTACCACTGAGAAGTATGACGGCCCTGCCTCGTCTTACGGCCCCTCCGTGCTGTCACAGATTGGTGGCTTAGGTTCATTGGTTGCGGCTGGAACAAACAAAGACCAAACTGGTCTGCTAGATAAAGCGTTTAAGTTTATTGGCAATCAATTCTCTAGTGACCCAGAACAATTAAGCGGCCCCACCTAAAGGGTTAAAAAATGGCAGAAAAATCAGCTCCAATTTCTTTAGGTTACGGTACTCCCGCTTGGGATGAGTACACCGCCGCTCAGCAAGAGGCTAGAGACATCCTTGCACAGCGAAACAGTCGCTTGCTTGATCCAGTAGCGTTAGCCGCCGCACAAGGTTTCTTTGCGCCAACAAAAACTGGTTCTTTTGGTGAGTCTTTGGGCAACGTGGCTGGGCAAATGATTCCTGCTGTTCAAGCCGAAGAAAAGCGCACCATGGACATGGCTAAGATGCGCATGGAGTTAGCTCAGCAAGGACTACAGACAAGCATTCAAGGTCAGAACGCCCAGCAAGATGCTGATTTGTTGGCAAGAATGACTAATACTCAGCCTAAGCCTGCCATGCCTGCTCCAGTACAAGGTGGTGCGCCTGTTCCTCCTCCTATTGTTGCGCCCTCATTGCCTTCAGCCCCCGTGGCTTCCGCTCCTGTTGCGCCTCCAGCACCTCCATCTGGTGCATTAGCTCAAGTGGCTCCGCCTGTTGCACCTTCTGCCGTTCAGCCCTCACCATTGACTCAAGCCTCTACTCAACCTGCGCCTCAACCCGCACCTCAACCAATGGGTCAGCAGTTATTCCCTGCGCAACCTAGCACTTGGGATCAGGATGAAACCGCTTATGCCATGGCACAAAGACGTGCTGGCAAGCCTATGGGCGAGATCATGAAAGAGATTGATGAGATTCGTCGCAAGAACAAAGTTGTTACTCAAGCTGGTACAACTGACATAAAAACTGGTCAATTCTTTGGTCAATATGATCCAACACCAGTTGACACATATATTCATGGATATGGAAGCGTGAAAATCCCTGCATCTGAGGCTAAGCGACTTGGTTTGGCAGGAAATGCCGAAGAGTATGCGGCCATTGCTAAGCAGATCATGAGAGGGCCACAACCTAAGCCTGCAACTCCATCTGCACCTAATGCAACGCCTACAAATGTAGCCCCTGCAGGTGCGCCAGCACAAAGACCAACAACATCACAGGCAGAAGCTGATGCCGCCGCTCTCAAAACTGAGAAGGAAGAAGAAGCTAAGGGTCGCGCTAAACGCACAAGCTTGGCTTTAGATAAGGTTGAGCCTGCCATTGAGGTTAGGTCGGTTGCTGAAACTGCTAAGAACTTAGCTAGTCAAGAAGGCGCTGAAAAAGTCTTTGGTATCTTTGAGAAGCCAACCATCCGGGCCGCTTTGGCTAAGATGGTTGATGAGGGTAGCTTTACCCCTGTTGGATTTAGAGATGCCATGGTTCAGGCTAGTGTGAAGTTCAATGTAGAGCAAAAACCCAATGAAAAGGGTGAAGACTACGAGCGTCGCAAGCAAGATGTTTTGGATCGCTATTATCAAATGGGAACTCAAGTAGCCCGGGCTAAGTTTGAGGCTAGTACATTGGCTAAGGGTCAAGGTGCATTCTCTGATGGTGAGCGCAGAATGTTTGCTGACACAACGATCAGTACTAAGATGTCGGTCAACTCAATCAACAAGACTGCTGACATGCTGATTGCTCGTGCCAACTTTGCTGAGAGCCTTGCTGACAAAATTACAGACACCAATATGTCTTACGATAAATTCCGTCGCACACCTGAGTACCAAAAGATGCTCAAGGCATATGAGGCGAGGTTGCAGTCTATTTGGTCTGGTAAGCCACGCGCCTCTTCTAGTGGCACAAGGCCAGACTTGAATGCGGCTGGGGCAAACGTAGACAAACAAACGGATTAAACATGGCTGATCTCAAACTTAATTTTCCAAAAAAGCTTGACCAAGAACAGCTAAAGCAAGCCGAGAAGGTTGCCCAAAGAGCCATAGCCATTGGCGTCGATCCAGCGCTTGCAGTTGCCACTGCCTACCAAGAAAGTAGACTTCGCCCTAACACGCCTGACAGTGAAAAAGGCGCAATTGGTTTGATGCAGGTTTTAATTCCAACTGGTAAGGCTTACGGTTATTCTGAAGCTGACTTGCGTGACCCTGAGAAGAACCTTGATGCTGGCCTTAAAAACCTCAAGGAAGCTTTAGCGTACACAAACAACAACCCCAAACTGGCGGCCGTGTACTACCATAGCGGCCCTGATGCAATTGCAGATCTTGCCGCTGACAAGCCGATGGGGCCTAAAACCAAACAGTATGTTCAAGACTTAAAAAGTTTTGGTACGTTTGAACTGTTTAACCCTAATACCCAAGCCCCCGCTGAGTCACAAGAAGAACCAGCGGAAGCTCCTGAAGCTCCCATCGCTAGTTTGGCTGATGCAAAAGAGCTGACTACCGCTGAAGACTTTATTCGTGAGAACTCAGCCGCTGACCTCAGACGCCAGGAATATGGTGCGATGGGTGGATTAGGGGGAGCTGCTGTTGCCGCCTCTCCTTATGTTGGCAGAACTGCCGCAACTACTGTTGGTAAGTTGGCAAAGGCTTTCAATGAGGCTAAAGCACCAACCGCTCCTACAGCTCCTATGGGCGGTTTACCAGCTAGTGGCGCACCTACCCCCCCACAAGTGGCTCCTGGCTCTTCTAAGGGCGCTCCTACAGGCGGTTTATCAATACCCATGGGACCTGCCGATGGAGGTCGAATGGCTAAAGGTCAAACAGGGGTTATCCCTTACAACACAAGTAAAGCACTTGGCTTGACAGACATCGAAGCCGCACAGGCTCTGAGCAACACCAAACAAGAGGGTGGTGCTTGGGATTTGGCAGAAAAGCGCCGTGAGGCAATGACTCGCCTTCAAGGCATGGGTGCTGGTAACTTTGTTGAGAATCCACGGTTTGGTGGGATCATGACCCAAGGCCAAGGTGTTGGTAAAGGTCCCCGCGAGTCCTATGTGATGCGAGCTCCCGAAGCTGGCCAACCCGCTCAGCTTGCACCAATTCCTAAAGCGCCAATCATTCCCACAACTCCACCCCCGCTCTCGGGCTTAGATCAGGTGAAGAACATGTTTACTGGAATGATGCGACAGAGTCTGAGGTTTATGCCAGTGGTTGGGCCTCCTTTGGCTGGTCTCAGCATCGGACGTGACTTGGCTGACATCCAAACTCAGTATGAACGCGCACCTATGGAGCGTGACTACACCGACATCGGCTTGAGTACTGCAGGAGCATTGGCAACAGGTGCTTCTCTGTATCCGCCTGCATTCCCTGTTGCAGCTCCTTTGAGCATTGGCATCCCAACATTCCGCAACATCCGTAGAAATGTTTTGGCCCAGGAATCAGATCCTGAGTTACAACGTAGATTGAAGATGCCGCCAACAGAAGAAGAATTAGCTACGGCAAGCCGACCATTTATCGGGTATCCTAGACCTTGATTGTCCTTTCATAGTGCTCTCCGCAGTTGCCTATGAGATTTGCCCTCCCCTAAGACGGGAGGGCTTTTTTTATGCGTTGCCAGCAGGTGTGCAAAGCATAAAAAGAACCTGCTTGCGATCATGCTCTACATCATCCATGGCAGCGTCATACCCATGCTCTAAAACTAACGAAAATAGCTTGGCTTTGTAAGCCTCTTCAGACTTACAGCCTTTATCGAAGCATTTGGTCAGCTTTTCAATAGCCTCCCAATCTGCTTCTAATTCGCCATTTGCATCAATTTTCATCAAGATCATGTTCAAAGCGCTTAGAGTCCACAAGGTCATCAAACTCGTGGCATTCCTTGCGATCTCTTGGTTCGGTGTGCCATTCTAACTTTTTAGCAAAGTCTCGTATAGCATAGTACCTCTGAGAGTCCTCAGACCAACCCTTGATGGCATCAAGGAAAGATGGAAGCTGTGCAGGCTTCCACCCCTCTCCAAACAACTCCGTAACGAAGTCCTTGGGTGTCATAGGTTCTCACGATATTCACCAAGAGCACGGGCCACATTGGTATTGAGCGAGTTCACAAACTTGATGCACATGTCACGCTCGGTCTTCACGATAGCAGGCATGGCCGCCATGATGAAGCCATCAGCAAGCTTCTGAAGGTCTTCCTCTAGGAAGTCATGGGTCTCCTCAAGGTAAATCTTGCGGAAAGCTTCTTTGATTTGGTCTTTGTCGAGATAGGGGTTCATGCTTGTGCCTGTGCTAGTTTCTCTGCCCGTTTACGCGCCGTGTACTTTCTCATGTACTCACGCTGTTTTGCCTTTTGAGCGGCAGTCGGTTGTTTCTTGGGGGTAGCCTTTGCTCCCTCAAGAACCTTGATTTTTGCTTTGAGCATTATGATTTCAGTAGCCGCAAG